TAATTATTTGTGTTAGAATATGTTAGTGTAGGATATCTATCTCTTGCTTTTACTCTAAACCTATATTTGGAATTAGTTCTATAACTTTTCTTTATATTACTAACAAATAAAGCAAAATCCTCACCAACTTCATCTAAACTTCCTGTTCCTGACAAATTACTATCATCCCATACTGCTTCTAATTTAGGAACGTAAATAGTATGGGTATCTCTTCCAAAAAACTTTAATTCTCCTTTGTAATCAGAACTTAATTCATCTGCTTCAGTTCTTTTAACTATAAATCCATTATTTTCTATACTTCCACTTAACCATTGGTGTACTATATTAGTAACTTCTATTCTTATATCAGGGATATCAACATTGTCAAAATTCTTAGTAGCATAATAATTAGAACCGGTGTACCAAGTTCCTCCTCCTTGGGTAGTGGCATACGAACCCGTAGTTCCTGCAGAATACGATGAGGAAATCCAAGGAGTTCCTGTTCCTAAATAGTATCCATTTCTATAAACCCAACTTGCTCCTTCAGTTATTTCAGGATAATCATTATAATGACCTACACCATTATCCCAAGATTGAGAAACAGCATAAACATCAATATCATATAATAAAGGCAAATCAGATGCTTCCGTTGCTTTTAAAGATAAATAATACTTAGATGTTTTAGATACTCTTCCCGAATTAACTAATGATGATAAATTGTTTATATCAAACTTTATTAATATTCTTGAGTTATAAATACCATCATAGTAAAAGCCATTTTTATCAGGAGAATTAGATACAAATTTAATTAACTCTAATATTTGGTCTATACCAGAATTTCTACGAAAATCCTTTTCGTAAATGGTTGTATCGTATGTAGGATATATAGAATAATACATATTTAATAGTTTACTACTCTTCCTCTAATATCCTTATTAGGATATTTGACTTCAAAAATTGATTGATCTATAGAAGTATAAATGATATTTCTTTTAGTAGCTCCCTCTATATCATAAACATTCCCTGAATATCCTAAGTTTGTATCATATAGATTAAAAATACTTAAGTTCGTAACAGATAATACTCCCTCTACTTGAGCTATTTCTTTTAATACAGTATTCTTAAATATAGGCTTACCTATGTCCATCTTCTCATTATCGAAGTATTCTTTTAATGTATTAATACATCTTACTAAAACTTCATTACTATTGTAAATTTCATTTACAATTATCTCAAAATCTATACCTATATTAATTATGAAAGCATCTCTTATAGAAACCGAATCAGTCATCATACGATACTGTTTAAGATAATTTAATAGATTAAATTTAACAGCATCATTTAAAGGTGTGAAATTCTTATTTTCATCATATCCTAAACAATATAGATTAATACCAAAGTAATTTATATCTTTTGGATCTGAATATGAATCTACAATTTGGTCATCCAATTCTACGCAAACTTTAGAGATTGCTCCATATTTAACAGGCATACTATACGCTCTTACCACATAGTCATCCTTTGTTACTGCTCTATTTTGTGAAGCAAAATTGGCTAAAGCATCTCTTCTTACATCTTCGATATTCCTTCTTGACAATGCTCCACAAGCAGGTTTAGGATTATTAATAGCAACACTATCCACAATAGAATTAAATACGGCTGAATCTAAATTGGATTGAGGAGTTGTAATATTTATAGAAGATATTTGGGATATAGAGTTAGCTCCTACATTATCTTCAACACTACCACCAACTGTATATCTAACAGTTAATGAAGTATCAGAAGGTGCTTTACCGTAAGTTTTTGTATATAAAAAGTTTTTTGGGTCAATGCTCAAATCTACTACTCTTTCAAAATAATCTAACCCAAATCCAACATTAAAAGGATTAGGTATAATTTCTTCATCATATTCAGCACTAACCCCTGATCCAAATTGTATCTCAAAAAAATTGTTTTCTCTTAATCGAGTAACAAATCTTCTCTCAGTTTGCTTGAATTGTATAAGGTAAGGTGCAGAAGACCTAAATTTATATAAATGAGGGTCATTATAGGGTAAATTAGGTACTGATATAGGAATTAAATCTTGTGCAAGATATGGAGTTTCATACCATCTGTTGTTATCAGAATCATAAATATCTATAACTTCTAAAACATTATTTTCATCTAAAACAATTTTATCATAAGGTTTTGGAGAAGTAAAACTATATGAAGCAGTTCTGATTTCTCCAGATACTGCCTTAACTTGCTTTCTTAGCAGAAAATACTCAACTTCACCTGAAGTATCCAAAGAATACACAGTTATTTCTGTAGGACTTAATGATGAACTATAATTAAAATCTACTGAATCTATGGTTCTGAAACTTCTATTGTTTTCAGAAGTAACTATCATTCCAGACTCAATCTGTAAACAGTATCTAAAATCAGGAACTACTGAAGTTCCATTATTTATGGATGGAAGTAATTGAAATACATCTAAATCTACAGATGCAGGAGTTCTAAATTTAGGTTTGTAACCTAAAGAATGAGCAATATTAAAAAGATTTAGATTCTCTTCTACTGTTACTAATAACGACTCTCTTAATTGAACATCAGTATAGTAAGATAATATATCTCCTGTAGCAGCAGCAAGTTCCATAAACATCATCCCTGGAGATGACTCATTGAAATCATTGTAAGTATCAGGAAAATAATTTTTAGTGAAGTCTATTAGTTGCCTTCGCAGTTCCCCAAAATCTTTATTAAGATATTTGACCTCTTTTCTTATATTATTAGTTATCAGTCTTGAACTCATCTTAAGCTATTTCAAAATTTACTATTCCAGAATCTAAGAAAATAGTCACAGTTCTATTTGCTCCTATATTAGTTACCCTAAACGAAATTTGAATTTGAACATTATGTTCTGAGTAACTATCAGGAAATGCTATATCTGATTGAGAAACTACTTCAACGGAATCTAATAGAATATAAGGCAACCAATATTCTATATCTAATATAACAGAATCTCTTAAATTGTCTCTGTTTAAAGCACTATTAGGTTCAAATAAAAACTCTGGAATTCTTGAACCAAAATTAGGTTGCATAAGTCTTTCTCCTTTTCTTGTAAGTAACAGATTAACTAAATTAGTTATAGCCTGTTCTTCGGTGGAGTAAGATAGTCTGAATGCTTTAGTATCTTGCAACCTATTTATCTCCTTTGGATATTTTATATCTACTAATACAGAATCCCCATTAAAGGGCAATAATACCCCAACAGCTTTATCAGGAAAGTTATCGGTTTCATAAGACCTAAATACCGTTGGTATAGACATATATTATTTATTCATTTTCTTTAAAAGAGCAGAGTAATCTTTTGTAAGAGCTCTATGTACAGCTTGAGTTTTAGAATTTGATTCTAATGATTCTAATATAGTATTATCTAATATTGAGTTAGACTTTTCTTCTAAATCGCTTGTATCCATATCTTCGGTAATCTTTCCCATCAATCCTCCAAACTTTTTTCTAAATTTCTGTCTCTCCTCATCTGCTGATGATGATACTTTAGATGGTTTACTAACAGCCTCTCTTACTGTAGTTGTAGATTTAGATTCTGTTAAAGTTTTTTCTAATCTATCAAAATAATAATCTAACTCTTCACGAATTATCCTTCTTAATTTTGATTCAGTTGTAGTTCCCATAAGTATAACGGTTTTATATAAATAGGTATTTAATTAAATTTTAATAAAGAATTTAGCAATATTAATCTTACATTTCTAAAAGAATCATCAGGTAAACATCTATTTGATAAAATATTGTCAGATATACACTCGTTATCAGCCAATATATTGGAAGTCAACTTAGTGCTATTGTCTAAAATAAAAGAATTTCCATCTTTAGAATCCATAATGTACCACCCTGCGCAAGACTCATTATCTCCTAATACTAAAGCTAACTTATGATTAACTCTTTTAACTGCTCCTGTCAATCCGCTAAATAGATCTGCACTAAAGTTATATACCACTCCTTTACAGGAATCATCAAAATCAACTAATTTCACTTCTTCTATAGTAGGTTCTAAAGTCCCTTCAGGTTCTACTTCAGGTATTATAGGTTTAAATGTTAATCCATCTCCTTCTTGTACTATAGGATTTCCATTGGAATCTACTTGGTATCCTAATTGAGATTGAGGCAATCCACAAGAAGGATTTATAGCATCAGTTATATCAAGTTCAGGATTAAAACCTAACTCTATATCTTTAGAAGACAATGAATTTATAAGAGATATAAAATCTCTTCGAGTTTGCACTTCGGGATTATTTCCATTTCCTACACCTGAATTAGATGTTAAATTAACATTACCACCAGTACCAACACTTGTGTTTCCTTGAGTTCCATCTGCTCCACCACCTCCTCCAGGAAAACCTCCTCCTCCCCCTGATCCTAATAGTTTTCTTGTAATAGCGTTTCCTTTTACGGAATTAACTCCAAAATCAAATACATCTGTTCTTGGTTCAGGTGCTGCTGGAAATAAATTAGGGGGAAGCAATTGAAACTTTTGACATAGTATATGTATCCTCAAAACTTGTATTAGATTACTTGCAGGTCCTGTTGGACCAAAAGGAGTAGAATAAAATGCTTGTGCAGATGTAAGTCTATGTAATTCTTTGGCTAACTCTTGAACTCTGTTTACTAATTCATCAAAATCTACATTATGCTCATCAGTTGCTATGAAAAATTTTCTACCTTCTAATACAACTTTATTCTTTGCTATAATAAATATATTATCTTTTTTGGCATTCAATACTATCCTTGAAGTATCTAAAAGAATTTGAGGTTTATTAAATCGAGGTACAGCTTTAGTTTCAAATCTTCTTCCTCTACCTAATCTAACTTTACTATATCTTTGAGAAATACCTGCAAAGATTCCTGTTAAATTATTAGATAAATTCTCTATTCTATATTTTTGGCTTTTGTCTTTATCGCTTTGACTTTTATTTCCTACAACAGGAACAGGAATTTCATTTATAGGTCTTAACTTAGGTCCACCTGGTCTTTCTAAAGTCATTGCAAAAGTGGGATCTCCTTTTCTTGTATCTTTATGATGTTGAGGTTTTTTGTAATATTGAGAATTATTGGATGTTCCTGTACCTAACCTTATTGATGCTCCAGACCTATTTTGCATAATCATCTCTCCTTCAAAGGGTTGCAAAGGTGCTATTGGTCTACAAGGAAATGGAAAAGTTCTACCAGGCTTAAAAGGGTTCTCTGCTACTAAAGTTCCTCCTTTGGAGTTTGTAGTTCTTTGAGTTAAGTTATTTATTTGATTTATTACAGAATCATCTGTTGAATTTATAGGAAAAGGTAAATAATAGAATCCTACATTTTTGTTTTTGGGTCCTATACCCTCTATAGCTGGGGCATTAATCAATATAACTTGTTCGCCATTCATAGGCATTAAGGAAAAATTAAGACTTAGGGGTCTTGCATATACATCAGTCAAGTTTTCTGAATCGGAATCAGATATTATCTTTACTTTTATAGTTCCTAAAGGAAGTGTTTTATCTTCTTCTGATTTAGGATTAATGTTATACGTTAAATCGCCTGTCTCTATTACCTGTCCTATGGAGTATAATGACATCTATCCTTCTTTTAATTTTTTAACCTCTACTTCAGCAAGTTCCATCAATTGCATTTTTTCATCTTCCGACAATAATAGCATATCTCCACCGAAAGACCCTTTTGATTTATTAGATATAAGTCTTTGAAGAACACTCGCCATTTTAAGTAAGTGGTCATCATTTTTTACGCTTATATCTAAATAGTCTTTTATTAGAGGAACTGCAATAGTAGCATCTGATATATTATTTATCATAGGTTCAAGTTGGTCTATCAGCCTATTTATCTTTTTTTCTTTTTCTTTAGTAGTAACATAGATATCCTTCATTAAATCTGAAAAAGAAACATTATCGAAAATTATATCATCCTCATTCATATCTTATAAAATGTTGTTTACTATAAATATTTTAATATTATTTTTTTAAATAATAGTTAATAGATTCGTTAAAATCTTCCTTTAGGACATTCAATACTTTAGTAATTTTTTGAGTTTTGATATTGGTTCTCTCTCTTATTAAGAAATACATAGCCTTCTTATTAAAAGTATCTATAGTTCCTCTTATTTTAAATAACTCTAAGATAGAATCTGCTATAGAAATATCCTCTTCCGAAGAAAATATATCGTATATTTGGGAATCCATCTTATCTACCCATTCATCTATAAAACAAGATAATGACTCTCTATACTCTTTGGTATGTACTTCATTCATTAAATCTCTCTCCTCATCCACAACATCTAAATCTACAATTTGCTTTCTTTTAGAGTAGTTTTTGTTGTTAAGAGCAATTAGGTAGTTTCTACCTTCAACTGTGTAATATGAGTAATCCTTTCAAGCTTCTTGGGAAAAGTTAGGTAGTTTTTCTGTAAGGAAAGACACCAAATCGTGCTTTAAATCTTCAAATGATAAATCTATATAAGGACACTTATAGGTATTTATCAGATTTTCAGCAAGTTTATCCAAAGATGGATAAATTTCTTTTGAATAGATTAGTTCTCTATCTTTTCTGCTTATTGAACTATTATATCTAATAATAGCATTATCTACATCTAAAGTAAAGTAATTTCTATCCGCTTTCTTTTTCTTCTTCATTAAATTCTTGGGTATTCAAAAAATTATTTACGAATACAAAAGAATCTTCGATTATACTTTTTAGTGTAACAAAAACGAATCCCACCTCATCATCTGACTCAAAAGAACCTCTTCTATCTATTTCTTTAATATGTTCATAATCGTTGTATAGCCTCTCGTTAATCTCCCCAATAAATCCAATAAGATTTTCATTTTCATCTTGGAGATCAGAGGCTATACTTTCGATTGTATCTAATTTACGAACATTTACATACAATAAATAAAGTAATATTAATATAATAACTATTGATATTGTAACAGCGTAAATCATAATTTACTTAATTTAAGAAGGATTAAACATTTGTTTAAATTCTTCCAAAGTTTTTTTAGATTCTTTATCTTTATTATTAGAGTTATCAACACTTTCAGAGTTGTTTTGTTTAGTAACAACTTTTCCTTCCTTCTCATTCTTCCAAGTTCTATACTCGTGCTTTGAAGCCATTAAATCCGCAATATGCATAATATATTGAAGATTTGTTCTAAGGGAAGAACTGTCACTCCTTGAAATGAAGTAAGGCTTGTTACCCTCTTCATATAATCCATCGTGTATCTTTATCCCTAAGTATTCTTCCCATTGTACTGGAACTCCAAATTTTTGTAAAGTGTACAAACTTAAATCTGAAGTTATAGCAAATGGAATTTTATCATTGTAATTGTAAATCTTACCCATATTCTTTCTATGCCACTCACTATCATTAGGAATGTATTTCTCTCTTCCTTCACCAACATATCCTAACTTACCTAAATCGTGGTTTAATGCTACGAATACCAAGTTTCCTTTTGTGAAACCTGACAAATCCATTTCATTTTCCTCATAAAAGTCATAAAGTTCAACACATGGTCAATATACCCACCAGGGAAAGCGTTATGATAATGCTCTACTGCACTCGCAGGTGCTAATAGAAGTCTTTTACCAAATGCTTCATACATTGCCTTTAAAGACTCAGCTCTTTCGGGTAGATATTCATCAATATAACCCATAAACTTTAAATAATGTTCCTTAGACTTGTTTTCCATAACTAATTAATTTTATTGTTTACTATTTTTATACCACTTTTTTATTTCATCATCTGTCATAGAATTAAATTCATCTGGAGTTAGAAGAGCATAATCTCCTTTAGGATTCTGAACTATGCTATCATCATAAATTGGCTCTATGATTACTTCTTCAACATTTTCCTTTCTTAAAACTTTGTTCCCATTGTCAACTATTTGAAATTTTGGAACAGGTTTTTCTATAACAGATACTTTATAGTTTTTTACTTCTTTACTGTCCTCTGCTGAGTCTTTTTTTTTTCTTCAGTAACGTTTGTAGGTTTTCTATTTCTAATTGGTTTCTTTGGTGTACTTGGTTTTCTCTTAGTTCTACTTGTTGTTAAATTACTTTTTTTAGTATTTGTTTTTTTAATCTTCCTTCTTGTTGGACTCTTCTCTACTACTGATTTATAAGCCTCTTCAATCTTTTCGTCTTCTATAACCTGATTGTCTGACTTATAAACTCCTAAAAGTTTAGGAGACACCTCAATTTTCTTGGGAGATGTTTTCTTTGATGCTATGTCGTTTATTAAATAACTTATAGAAATAACTAAAGTAATTGCTAAAGGGTCAAACACAAAAATAATCATTAATATAAAATAATTCATAAGAATATCCATAGGAACTTCAGTAATCTTACTGAGATATATAATGGGTCCAAGTTCAGCTGCAGCATCATTACCAGTTTCCATAGTTAGAATTTCTATCTTAAAACTATCTATTTGTGTTGATAAATCTTCGATTGAGAAATCTAATTTGTTTCTTCTTTCAATAGCATCAGTAAGTTGTCTTTCTAAAGAAGTTCTTGTGGCTGAAGATGTAGTGGTAATTCTCTCGCCACTTTCTTTATCAATATAACTAATAGTAGTACCTGTAGATAATCCATTTCTCAACTCTGTTATATCCGAAACAATAGATTCTCTTTCAGTTTGTAAATCTTCCAATCTAACTGAAAGATTATCTACTTTTGCTTGGACAATTCCAATTTCTTTTTCAACTATTGTATTAGTATTTGCTGTAATCTGATAAGCATTTGATAGAAATCCATAAATACCAGCTGAGGTTATTATCATTAATACTATTACAGCAATGGATAAGTAAATTCTTAATAAGGGTGGAAATACTTTCTTGTTCTGATGCAAAGCATAAGCAGCAATCAGTTTAGATCCTTCTAATACTGAAGCCATTATGATTACAGATATACCTGCTCCTGCAAAAACTTTACTTAATCCGTATACTGAAAAAAACGCAGCAGATGCGGATATAAGTAATGCAGATAATATTACTAATACTAATACAAATCTTTCTTTTAGCATAATGACAATAAAAATATTACTTCTTCTAAATCTTTCTTAAGATATGATAATCTTTCTATAAGTATAGCTTCAGTCATTTGTTTCTTATCAATGCTCTTTTCAATATTAGAAATCATATCTTTTATCTC